TTATGATCTTCGCTCCGCCTTGATGATCATAAATTGGCTTGGTGATTGCCCGTAATTCATGGCTAATTCAACTGCCAACAGCCATTTGAATGGAGAATGATAGTTCCTTGCAAGCCCTACGTCATTAAGCAAATTTTCTGTAAGCTTAGTGGGTTCAGGCAGCGACTTTATAGATGAAAGATAGAGAGAATCTGCGCTTACAGGCGTAGGGTAAACATATATCGTGCCGTTCGGGATAGTTGCATTATACCAAAGCACAACAGGCCTGCCACCGCTTGTTTTGTAGGATATTTTTCTATACCCTCGCTCGCTTATTATCTGGACAGGGTAATCAAAATTGCCAGACCTTACCCATGCCCCTGTGATCTGCTCAGGCCGTTGCGTGTCAAGATCCGGTGTGCCATTTTCTCCTATGGTGTAACTATTCTGCGCCGAAACAAGCGTCAAAGATTCCTGCACAACTATAGGGACCGATAACCCCCCTGCATGTTCAGCAAGAAGGTCCTGCAATACAGATAGTGCGTCAGCAGTATCTTCATAGGGCAACGACTCAGATGGGTCACGGACCTGGATAATCGATAATGATTGTTTTATAAGGTCCAGCACTGTTCTCTGCGTAGCCATTATTTACCCTTTTTTTTGCCTTTGGCCCTACCTTTTAAAGATTTCGGGAACTGTGGCGAAACGAATGGGCGGGGAGAGTCATTTAGCCATCCCGTGGTGACCAAAATCTCTTTTTCCTCTGACTCTTTTTCCTCTGACTCTTTTTCCTCTGGCTCTATTGGCTCTGGCTCATCAATAGGCATTTCCTTCAGTAATTCAATTGTTTCTGGGTCATTCACTAAACACGGAGCCGTTTTCCATTCATTTTTCAAGGCCTTTACAAATTCATGCTCATCCGTAAATAAATTCCCATACGGAACGTCCTTATGGTATAAAATTGATCTCATGATTTCTCCTTTCTAAATCGTCCTGCAACAAACGGGCGGGTATCCGTACCACATCGTACCCATTGTCCTGGGACACTCAAATCTGAAATGTCATCAATTAAAAATACTCCATTATCAGCCAATACGTTATTCGCAAGTGGCCACATCCTAGAAACACCATGCCTACGTCTTGGACCATCAATTACTAGGAAATCCACTTCCATATTTTTTATCTTATCTTTTGGAGAATACCAGTCATTCTTTACCGGTGCCACATTAATTTCCACGTCCAAACCACATTCATCTAGCAAGGCTTGTGTTTTTTCAGCCCATTCAATATGTTCTTCAATAACAACTACTTTCCTTCCTGTTGCTGCAAGAACAATTGTAGACAAGCCGCACCCGCATTCAAAAATATTTGCATTTTCTGGAAGGTTCATTGCCATTTGATATGCACTATATTGAAAATCAGCCGTTGCAGCCCAAGGCTTATTGCCGTAAGCATTTGTCAGGAATTCAAATACTTCAAGCGAAACGTTCCCTTTTTTTATTCGATCAATCCAATACGGGACTGTTCGTGTATCGCTTTGGGTATCAAAAACTCTTGGTTTATCAATTAATGGATCTTTGCTTTCATCAAAATGTTTTGCCCGGTTTTCATCTGTTGAAAGATAGTCGATAAATCTACCTGCCCATCGTGTTCTTCCAATGTGTGAAAGAAGAAGATGTGGATCAACAACAACCTTGCCACCATACGCAATCCATTTACGACAAAAAGTTACATCCCCGCCATCCCGTGTTTTCCCATTAAATTTGCGTTCAAAAAATACAGCAGTTGGCCTTTCTTTTCCATGCCTGGATTGCAAAGGCAAAAGTTCTTCAAAAACACTTCTCTTTATTCTCATGAAACCAGTTGGCGCATAAGATACTTCCAACATCCCGTTTGGTCTTGTGTGAAAAATTCTTCCAATCGGATAAGCGCTTGGTGTACATTTTTTAGGGTATGCCCCGCACACAATACCATCTTCATGAGTAAGCATTTTTATTACATCTTCAGCAGACCACATTAAATCAGAGTCAATAAAAAGCATATCAGTGCAACTACCCTCTAAAAATTGCCGCACTAAAGCATTCCGCCCATCATCCACATGGCAGTTTTCTTCCATAATCCCTAATTCAAACGGAATACCGTGTCGCACTAAATTGGCTGTAGTTAAGGCAAGAGAGTAAGAATACCCCGGCGCAGTCCCCTCGTACGCCGGGGTCGCAATGAATAATGACTGCCCCGCTCTGAAAGTGTGGGGAGTAGAATACGTTGTAGCCATTAACATGATCTCCTTTATGTCGCTATTAAGTTAAGCGATTGCAATCTGGAAATCAAAGTGTTAATAGCTACAGCTTGCGCCCTAGAATCGGCCACCAATTTATTGATAGTTTCAGCCTGAAGCTGCGAATCAGTAATCAATATATTTGCTGCTCCGATAAGGTCCGTAGTTGTAGCTGTTGCCACTTCTACCGCCGTGATTGTAGTGGTATCAACCGTTGTAACAGTTGTAGTATCAACCGTTGTAATGGTGCTAGGCTGAACAATCGGGGTAGTAATGCCATAAAACCCTATCTTATCGGCTGCAGCCCTGCCCAAACACTGTCCGTCAGCGCTGTAGTCCCCTAAATATCTAACTGCCATTTTATTCACCTCCTTCAATAATAACCATTTCGCAAGTTACAGTATCGCTTGCATTCCCTGATTCGATTTGGCAAACCATCGCCACACCAGCGGAACAATCTACAGTGCCCGCTGCGTAGTTGATTTCCATATCGCCAGTGTCTTCCGCCAATGTACCAATAATCCTCTGATTCTTGGAATCCTTAAAAGCGATAATGAACGTTGCCGCCCAATCAACAGCTGCGCCTGCGTCTTGAGTCAAGGAGCAAACTTGAGTAGCCCCTAGTTTCAAATGAATCACAGCTGCAGCATTAGCTCCTGTTTTTGTTCCGGCAAGATTAATTCGGTACGTCAAAGGCGGACCTGGTTTAGCCTTGATATTCACCAAGGAGCCAGAAACATTCGACGTCCCGGCGCCTGCCTGAGAAGTCTGGACTGTGCCAGCCGAAACACCAAAAATCCCCCTCTTAAACCTCGCATTTAACATTGACATGACTTCACCCCCCTTTTTATCCAGCGATTCTACATGCCAAGAATGGATTAATCGCCTTCACCCCGTACAGGATGTCAAAGCGAATATAGGACACATAATTGATTATGTCCCCGCCAATTGTCACCGTAATAGTAAACCCGTTACCGCTTTTACGGTATGACTTCAATTCACTCGGGGCGTGAACTGGCACCATGAACAATGCCAGAGCATCCTTGTGAAAAGCAAGATTCACCTTATGCTGAAGGGAAGCGGACCCTGCAATGCTCACAGCGGCGTTATTGACTGGCAAAGCATCAACTGTTTGATACGGCAATGTCTTTTCGGTTGCGCTCGCGGAATAAATATTCCATGGTGCGGTTCCCGGCGTACACTCTATGGCATCGTCATTGCCAGTAGACGAACTTGCAGCCTCACAAACGAACTGACGTAGCCTGCCCGTGCTGTTGCCGTTTATGGTATTGACTCCATACACATTGGCAACCGTAAAAATGTCGCCTTGAGTGAAAACTTTAGTAAGAGTCCCATTCTGGTCAACCGTTATGGTTGTATCTCCTTCACCGACTCCGGTATCATCAACAAGCACATCCGTAACTCCTGCTATGGTTCCGCAGGTATGAGTGTTAATGTCCTGGGTATCATACATATTAAACCCAAGTAGGTTCCCAAAGCTACCCTTAGTTACTGCTTTCCCTGACTGAGCGTTCAGGAGCCCTTTCATCTGGTCGGCAATTTTGATGGTCGCCCATGGATCAAGATAGCAATATCTATTTTCCTTGGGCACTGAATGATCCGTCATAACCGCGCTTGCCTCTCCGAGTGTATATAGCTCGCTCGGCGTGGTCCCTGGTGTCCCTACTTGGTTCGGGATATACTTATACAATCCCAACAGGGTAGTTGTAATGTGATCATTAAAGGTCGTTACAACAGGCTTAATGAACCTGTCCGAAAATTCCTCGATGGTCAAGGACATCTCGGTTCCGGTAAATTTATAAGCAATATGCTTCCTGTTCTCAACGACAAGAGAAATGTCCTCTTCCCGAAGATCAACAGTGTCTATCGTTTCACCGTCTTTCACCCGAAAATAAATAGGTGCTTTGGCCGTGATGGTGGCCCCTTTCTTCCAACCGTTTGATTTCTCCATCCACTCTTTTTCATACCCACGAAACACATTCTGAGTCATATTGTACTCATTGTCCAACTGCATCAGTGTTTCCTGGGCTATAATGGACGGATTTAAAATAGTGTTTGACATAATTTAAAAATCCTCCGTTTTAGCGGCCGCCACCGTTGTTCCTCCATGCCCGATATTCTTTGTTGCTCATGTCCGAAGGGTCCTTCTCTAGTGTTTCCACCCCATCAATCGGTTTAGTTGCGGCGACTTTGCTAGTTCTTGTTTTTTGTTGGGGCCCATTGAATCCGGCCTCCAATGCTCCGAGCTCTCTTGCGGCCTGTGTGGCAGGCAAAGATAAGATGCGTCGTGCCTCTCCAGGGTTTGCCCCAAAATGATAAGCGAACTCAACCAGCTTCTTAGTGCCAGTTAGAAATGGCACAATTCCTTCCGGTATATACCCATTGTCCCTGAACTGCGGGTCTTTAGCCTCTGCAACAGAAATTTGATCGTCAAAATCTCGCTGCACGGCCCGCTGGTCTATCTGCTCCTGCTCTGCCCGCTTTTGTGCATCCCTTTCGTCAAGCTTATAGTCGGTCAATGCTTCCTGGAAATCTTCATAGTTCTCAAAATCATTGACCTTCGGCTTGACGGAATCACTTACGGGCTTCACTGGCGCTACTTTGGGCTGAACCTCATGGTGCTTTGACTCTTCCAGCTCTCTTTCTGCCTGCTTATAGCTCGCGTACACCTCCTTGAATCGTGCATATGGCACCGTTTCCGGATCTTGCGATTCCACTTTGGTGTCTGCGCCTTCTTCTGTGGCTTCGGCGGTTTCCTGTTCGGAAGTAGCGGCTTCCGTTTCTTCTGCGCTTTGTGGATCGCCCTCTTCAGGCGTTTGGCTAGTGGTTTCTAACTCTTCTGCTTTTTCTACCATTGTCGGCATCCTCCTTTTAGGATGAAATGTTTTGCGCCCAATAGGGCGGGAAATCTACTACATGGCAGACCCCAAATGCAAAATTGGCGCTGTCTCATGCTTAATCGGCTCCCAAAACGATTGGTAAAATTTATCTCTATCATATCGTTCTAAATGATCTGCCTTAAACTCTTCGGTTGTTTTGTGTCTGTTCTTTGCGCTTTGATCAATTCCAAGGCTTATGCCCTTACGATTCTTGAGCGTGATCTTGAGGTTGTTCATGTGGCGAATATAGCTCCAATCTGGGTCATAAGCAGGTACGCAATGCTTGAAAATCCTCATTACAACCTGGTCATCTTCCATTTCTCTGAAATTTTTCACTACCATCACATTAGGTTCTTTTTCTTTGTACCAGTCTAGGATAATGGTGAACATCTCAGTTATGTTTACTAGGTACTGGTGCCATTCGTCATCGCTAAACGCCTCATGTTTATCAAAAGCATTGTGTAAAGACTGAACAACTTCATTTTCCGGCCGGTAAATAAGCACCATAGAACCCGCTTTACGCTTCACTCTTGCAAAACTGATTGGGTTAGTGTCCGCGCTGCCTACATACGGCCTTGGGAAGTCCTGCATCTGGTTCCTGAAAGCATCATCATTATTCCCGGACAATGCCTCATGAAAACAATGGCTTACGTTAGTGCTTAGAAACTGCCCAAACCATGTACTCCGGCATCTTGGGTAGCTCAGAATGTAAAAAAATTGCTTTTCATTTAACATTACCGCAATACTCCTATAATTACCCTGTGCCCTGTCGATACAGTAGACTCACTGAAATCAATAAACGGCTTGATATGCTTGCCATCTAAAAAATAAAGGACTATTGCATCGTCAGCGCCAGTAGCTGGTACAAGAGGCAATATCTCTGCACCGCTGGCATCCTCCTCCGTGATCTTTAGCTCATCACTTGCAGCTCCGGGAACAAATATGATATAATCACATTTAATGCCATCCTTAGACGTAATATAAGGGCTCCCCGTTTGGTTCCACACCCAATCAGCATCTATCGCAGTAATTAATATGGACGTTTTCCCCCATATGACAGTAGCTGCTCCAAACGCCGTAGATGCCTCGAAAATCAAACAAAAAACGATTAATAACAATAGCTTTTTCATTGCATTCCTTCTCCTTGTGCTACTTGTAATTGACTTACAAAAGCCGCAATAGCCTTTGTTTGCTCCCCTTGCTCTTTTGCCTCTGCCGTCATTAGTTTAGCAATTGCGTCTACTTTAGAATCAAACAATTCTTTCATGTGGTTAGCAACTTCCAACTGCATTTTCTGCATGCTTATTTGCTCATCGATTGTCGGTTCAGGTGGATCAGGCGGTTGTTCTCCCGGCTCAAGCTCTCTAATCCCGATAGGCACAAGTTTCTTTGCCCTCTTGACCAACTCGTCAACTCCAGGAATATCAATATTTTGCACTATCAAGTCTACCGCAGCAGGGCCTAATTGTGGGATCGAACCCACTAAATCAAGCATCATCGTCAGGGCTTCTTGTCTCTGCGTATCGTAGCTTGGGCCGATACTCACAACAACATCATACTTTCCGACGGTCAGGTCGTTTATGTAGTCTGTAATGCCGGGCCTTGGCATTGAAATCATATCCTGAGAGAACTCCTGTTCCTGGAACATGGAAGCATTCGGCCTCGCATTAATGGGAACGCTCTTCTCCATGCCATCGTCCCCCCTTATTCTTTGCACCGCCTCGCTATCAAATACATGAGGGATTAAGTCAATTATGACTTTCATACTGTACACAAGCGCTACCTGAAAATTGTCAGTGAAAGTAAAGGCACCCATGCTGCCTTGTTTTTGCCTAGCGACAATAGCTTTCCCGCTCTTTTCCTGCCCTTCTTCGCCTAATTGCGCTTGATAAACACCCATTGCGCTCATGATGTCATGCTCCATACTCATACGCTCATTGGCAATAGCACTTGATAATTGTGGGGGGGGCTCCCTCACGGGGCGAGATCCAGGGGACAATGGGTCTAAATCATACAGCAAGTAGGGGTAGTTTTTAGTGTTGGCTTTGTCCCACTGTGCTTGATACGGCCCAATCATGCTGCCTGTCACAAGATATGGACTTTTGGGAGTTAGCGCAATTTGCTCAGTCGCAGCACTCGACCAATAATTATACATTGTTTGGGGAGTCTTGGCATGACGCACCATGCCGCGATACTTAGCATGCCCCTTTAAATTTATCTCTTTTCCTGTCTCGATAACAATAGGAATGTACTTGCTCGGCCAGTCGTGTGGGCCGTCAATGATTTGGTTGTGGATCATCTGGCACCATTTAACCTTGGGCACCTTGACTGTTTTCTCTTCTAGGATCTGGTCTGATTCTTGCAACCCTTCTTTTTCAACGGTTATTTCTGTGGCAATACCATCCTGCCCATACCTTATGACCTTTAAATATGTCTTACTGACCTTTTCTTTCCACCAATATTCGCACACCCTGACCATTTTATCTGTCCGCCAATCCTCAACAATCTCGCTATCTGCGGCCCAACTCTCGAACTTTACCCCGGGGTGCTTTGCCTTAAACTCCTTTTCAGATAGTTCTTCAGTAATAAAAATATAATTGGCATCCGATTTATCTGCTTGCTTTGCACTCAAATCCCAGTAAACCGTGAGGACATTGGGGATGCGGTTAATAACAATATCTTGCGAAAATGGATCGATATCTGAATCCACAATATCTAACCGCCATGCTCCCCGGCCACAATGCAAAGAAGACGAATGGCTGGTATTATACGCAGTTTGAGCTGTGGATTGATATTCGATATGGCGAATAATGCCACTGAATATCTCGGCTGTCTTGGGATCTGCTTGGCTGTCAACACCACGAACCTTAAATGACGGCCTCAGCTGCCGGAACTCTCCTTCTATTTGATCTATTTTCTCTGGAATCTTATTGAGCGATAAACACGGCCTTGGAGGGTCGTCACCCTCTCGTTGCTTTCGTACAGAGTCAGGCCATTGACAATTGTCCTCATTATGCGCAAACTTAAGATCATGCAACGCCAGCAACCGCTCTTTTTTGTCGCTGTCTTTGGTATGGTTGAATCTCTCAACAGCTAACTCTAATATTGCCTTATCAGTCGGCATCTACACCCCCAACCATGCTGAACCACTGTCCGCATGTGGCATAATCGGCCTATTTGCGCCTGGAATCCTGATCTGGAGCCTGCTCTCATTACTCATATCGTCAGCATTGCATCCTATATATCTTAAAACATCCGCTGCGTGAGCGTATACATTATGTATTGGACCCCCAACAACCTCCGTCCTCGGGTTGATTGCCCTCCGGTATCTCTTGAGCGCCTCAACCATACGACCATTGAGATCCGTAGCATTAAAATCAGGAACGGACGCCTTGATCGGGTTGGTTGCTGCCGTATGGGTTTTATCAAAATAAAATTGTGGAAACTTGAGACGGGCATTGCGTATGCCGTCCTCTATGCCTAACTGTGCTATCTCAGCTAATGGCACAACATCCCAGCCTAATGACTCCATGATATCGCATGAGCTTCGGCCTCCTGACTCAATCCGCTTTGCAAACGCATCATGAGGCAACCAGACCTTGCCCCAATTATAATTACGAGTGCGCAGCTCTGCGTTATATACGCCCCAGTCTGTCCTGTTAGACTCTAAATACTCGATAACACGTATAGATGATTGCAGTTTTTGGACTAGCGCACACCCTAAAGCGTCACCATACCCCACATCGAATATCCCATGAACCTTGAGCATTGGGTCATACGGAACATTGCATATCCGGTTTTGAGCCTCAGCCTCTGCTATCTGTTTATAATAGATGGCGCCCTCAACCGCTGGCCTGCACTTGCCCTCCCAAATATTATCATAGTCATCTGGGTTATATTGTTGACAGTGCAATCGCTCCTTTTCCAGCACCTCGTTAAACCATGGATTATCTCGCCAATTAATTAGGACATTAATACAATCAACGGGGGAATTAATCGTAAATCGCTGATGAGTATCGTCGGTCTCTAAGTCCGGATTGTAGCTGATCCATATCTCTGATTCATCTGCCCTGATAGTCGGGATCAGTATCTCCCAAGACCGCTTAGTAATAGCTTGGCCTTCCTCTACCCAACAGATGTCAATCCCCTCGAATGATTTAATTGTGTCAACAGTTAGGGTAGACAGCCCGGTAAAGGCAATCTCTGTGCCATTTTTGCCCCTGATCTCAGACTCATATACAGTATAGTTGCTCTCTAAACCCAATAGTGCAATCTGATCCTTGAGCAGCTTATGGACTGATTGCTTGATAGACAGCTGCACCTCACGCGCGCACAGTATCCTAAGCCTATTTTGCATGCCAAGTATCAGCAATGCTCTGGCAAATGACCAAGATTTCGCTGACCCCCGTCCTCCCCTTGCCACCTTGTACCTGCAAGGACGAAATAAGAACCGGAGTTTGTCAGGAAACTCAGCCTTTATGCTTGCCACCTGGACCGCCTATTTGCTTGGGTGATTTAAAAGAGATGAGTGGCTTGTCAGCGCCACTCACTTGAGCAACAAAACTAATCTCTATATTGGATATTAGGTCCACGCTGCCCTCATGTTTGCTGATCTGCTTATCAGATATAAACTTTTTTAACAGTGCAATCAGGACGGCATCGTTTTTATAAGCCCTCTCGACAAAATGGGACAGGAGTTTTTTGCCTTTTTTTTTTCGACTCTCTTGATTGCATCGTGCAACTGGGTAATGTGGTCCTTACCCTTTGGCCTGCCTCCTGGGTTACCTGATTGTCCTTTTTTCCAAGTCACTTGTATTTTCCTGATGTTCAGATGTAAAGAAACTTTACAGTTGTAAAGAAATTTAACAGTTGCCTATCGCCTATCACAGTCCGAATTGAATGTCAAGGATTATTTTTATGGTGGGAGATTTGATATGATGCTGGTTAGTATGGCTTTGGGTTGGCATGTAAATCACGGGGGCACAGGTAATGCTTAATCTTGCCACCTCTAGCAAGATAGCCTTCAATGGTTTCCGTGTTGCAATATTGAGAAGCCTTGTCTATCACCACCTTCTTTTTAGGGGTGCACTTCCCCATTTCCAGCGCCTTAAGTCTTTGTTTTACTATGTTTAACACTATTTTATGAATGTTATATTTCCCAAGAGACTGGTAGTCGAACCTGCAAACTTTGATGCCTGACTGGTTAAGAATATATGTTCGTTTTTTGTCGTAGTGTATTTGTTTTTTGAAGAGGTGACTAATCCCGTCTATTTCGAATGCTAAACGTATTTTTGGCAAAAAGAAATCTAAGATATAATACTCGCCGGTAGCGTTGCTGTGGTAAATAGATTGAAATTCAAAACCAAGGTCAACATCTCTTTTAAGGTCAAAAGCAAACCAACCTGAATACAGCTCGGTGAGAATAGACATGAATTTCTTTTCAGATGAAGTCGGATGTTTTCGCATCTGAACTGCATATTTCAAAATACGTTGTGGGGGATTGCTTGGCATAGCGTTTATCATAGGCCAGATCGAAAAATAATGCAATGCTTTTCACCCACATTTATTCCGATAGCTCCTATAGGGAAACCCAATACACATTCAGAATGAGTGATAGTATGTAAGCAAAAAGAAGGGGAAACGTCAGTTTTATTAACGTTCCCCCTTTGATCGTAGGCGCCGATCCCATCTCTGCCTACTAAGTAATGCCACCTGTAGTCGAAGTTGTCGAGGCCTCTAACCAGCAGGCGGCTTTAAGAAGTACGATTAAAATATATGCACTGGTGCCCGGTTTGTCAAGACTTTATTTCAGGTGTATGATTAAGTGCACACCCTGTCTACTTTTGCATACACCCTAACCTAGCGATATCATTACAGGTATCACCAGGCGTCTTATTAAGTTGACCATGTGGAGGCATAATGTAGCATAGCTGGCAATGAGTGATAAATGTAAGTGGTTGATATTGTTGCTGGTTGCGGCATTGGGGTGTTTGGCCCCGGTATTGCAATACCACAATATGACATTAACACTTAAACAGGAGGCATGACCATGATGGAAAAACTGCACGACGCAATAAAGGAACATTCGGACCTGGAAGACGCGAACATTATTGACGCTGGTGTTCACGGAGCGGACGCTGGGTTCGGCGGGTTTACCTATGACATAGACTGTATAGAGTTCTGGGACAACAATTCTGCCTTGATTCAAGAGTTCTCTCAGGAAGAGGCGGAAGAGTTTGGCCACGCTAACTGGCTTGAGTTATACTCAACCTTCGGGCGTAAAGACATGTTAGATTCAGAAGACGGTTACAAGGTATTGGGAGCATGGTTTGTGCTTGAAGCTGTCGGGCGCTGGTTAGAAGACAAACAGGAGGCATGACCATGAACAATGACAAATTTATTGCAGAAAACAAAGAGTTGATAGGCAATAGAATCCTGGCAGAGATCCCGGAGCCTGTGATCAAGGCGCCCGCACCCATTAACTATGACCTGCTCAGAGCACGGTTGCTGTTGCTCACGGCTGGGATTAAGGAAGAGGCATGAAAACATATCTCTATATTTTCAAAGCTTTTGAATCAACATTCGAAGTGGAAGCCAAGGATATAGAATCTGCAAAGCGAAAAATATGCAAATTATGGGGAATTCGTAACTTTCCCTATACGGCAACAATCGTAGAAAAATAGGAGATGCAAATATGTTTGACGCAATATTACACAGGCAGTTGAAAGCTGCATATAAGAAAAAAGTTATACATATTTATCAGGAGCGGCTAGATAGAGAGAAAAAGAAAAGGGCAGCCGCAATTAAAAGGCTCATAGCTTACGCTAAGACGCTGAATATATTGCCTAAAGACTAACAAAAGCGCCGGGCACAAAAACGTGCCGGTAATTAAAACATTATCTATACAGGAGGGACTATGAAAATTGAAATATCATGTTGTATTTGCAGTAATAACTATGAGCAGGAAATTGATTTACCAGATGGGTGGTGTGTTAGATACAATAGTATTTTTAGTGATGCTGGTTTTTGTCCAGATCATTCCATAATATCAAAGTTTGCTATATCCCAATGCCCCGGCTGCGTTGGTGGGTGGGGCGATTGTGATTTGTGGCGAAAGTTTGCCTATTCAAAGCGCAATTTAACAGATCAGGATTTTGAAACATTATCAAAGGGGTTCTGCCCTAAAAGGACAAATGGAACAATGGTTTTTAACACTGTAAGCGATGAAATGTATAAGCTTGATTTAAGAGATCCTGAAAATGTTGAAGCAGGAAAAGCGTTTGCAAAGGCAATTAAAGAATTTTGGGAAATGTACCCGGAAAGATAGTACGGGGGGAAAATGAGGAATAATGGAAAACATAGTAATTAAACTAATCTGCGTACTGGTGGTCCTGATCGCAATCTGGATACCACCATGGGAGGAATAATGTATCTGACAAAAACAATAGAGATGCCTGAAGCGAACTACTGGGACATGGACGTAAAAACAGAAATGGCGGAGCTTGGCTGGACGTGTATGTCGGCCACCTTTTTCCAGGGCCGGGTTACCGTGGAGCTGGTTTATTTGAACCCTATGAAATCGGTTAATTGGTAGGTATTATATTAAATATGGAAAATATAACGTATTAGTTCACCCGTGGCGGCTTTTTGCGCTCGGGTGCGACGGCTTGTTATCTGCTTTCAATTTTTATAGATGAGTATGTAACTTCAATTTCCCGAGTATGCTTATATTCGTTCCCGCAAAATCCGCACTCGTTATCATCCTCATCACTGGCTTCCCAGCTATCCATTTTTTCATGCCCACACCACGGGCAAGTAATCTCGCTTTTATAATCAGTGTCACCGGTAAACGCTTCAACTTGCTTTCTGGCAATCTCAGCATGACAACCCTCGCAGGTCAACCCGTCATTACGGTAGCATAGGCTTTCTTTTGTGCCGCAAATATCACAACGATAATGTTCTTCACACCTACAAAAATGTTCAGTCAACGCCTTCCCGCATATTTTACAAGACATCTAATTTCTCCTTTCAAGATAACGTTTTAATCAGCCGTGCGGTTTTTGCATCGGCTTGATTTTTGGGTTATGTGCCATACCTGTTAAGGCTCACAAGCCAAGCAAACACTTGGGACAAGTTCATCAGGGTCAAGCCCATAGTGTTTGCAAAGCTCATAAGCCATTGTACTGCCAGTAGCAAAAGTATCCATAACTGCAACCCACCTGGGAGAGCCACCGGCTGTGCCTGATTTCGCGTTCCTCATAGCCCTTTTTACTAGATTTTCGTGTGTGTATGCTCCTTCAAATTCCATTTTTCCCTCCATGCTATTTCATTTATTCAACTATGCGGAATGATCAGCAAAGTGTTACAATACATGTAGATATTATGCCGGTAAAAGCGCCAAGGCCCCAATAGAAAACAGGCATATCGAAACCTCTTACATCTAAAAAACAACCAAGCCCTCCAGACAATACTGCAAGTAAAACCGCTAAGAACGCATTCTCCATTTCCTATCTCCCAATCACTTTAATTAGCAGGGTCACAAGGCTATACGTAACAACGCTCCACCCACCACATACAATAAATATAATAATGTTCCGGACAATCTCAAACTTCATATCCATTTTTCCCTCCATGCTATTTCATTTATTCGACATGGGAAATAAAACATGACACGACGATACCGGTAACACCGCCCAGCAACCAACAGCCTGGACCGCTAAAACCAGCCTCATTTAAAAAAGAACCGGCAATGCAAGACAGAAATATTGTCAGCCATGCTAAAAATACATACCACATTTTTCCACCCCAACTCCATTCTATTTATTCAACCGTTTCAGTATATTGTGCGCCTTTGCCATGTTGCCTATCGCCTCCGGAACATTATGTGCCACTAAAAACGACATAGACTTAACATCGTCAACCAGCTCCAAACGTCCGTCTTTCCACTCCATTCTCTTTATTGGCTCTGTGTAAAAAACGTCATGAGGCCCCTTGTGCACCTCAGCAAGATACACCTTGCCATTGTATACGTTCACAGCAAATCCCTTGTAGTAATCAACATTTATAACGAATTCAGGTTTTATTATCGCCATCATTTCTCCAATCCCGGCATTAAAAAGCCGTCTGCCATAATGTTTATACCGTTCACAATCTTGTAATTAACCTCAAATCCGCCAGGGTTCGTTTCTTCTTCGCGCCATGCCTTGCAGTTGTCTATGATTAGCTTTTGCCCTGGATAATCAGGTTGCAGGACGCAATAAAGGTTCGCTTTTTGCCGCGTTTTTTCCCCTCCATCAGCGTAGGGCTTGAAAGTATCTTTCTGGAGGCATATAATAGCAACCCCAGACTTTAGCGCATGGTGTATCTTAGCAATGTACCCCGGAATTTTGTAATAACTACCATCATCTGATTCAATATAGTCAAATATATTTAATGAATTAGGCTGAACTCTATCCATGGCAGAATCCGCCACCAGAGACCCAACAAACTTAACATTTCGCCATTCATCTATCCTGAAATTGTTTTGCCTTGACAGCCGCCTCTTAAACGTCTGCTTGTTTAGCTCTGAAGAATGGTAGATACATTCCCATTCCCGCTTGTTCAATCGTATCGTTTCCAGGGCCAGCGCGGTCTTTCCGGTACTCTTGCTACCAGCGAATATAACGATGTCCCCTGGGTAGATCTCGCAATACCGAGTCAGGCCAAGGGGAAGATTAATATCTACCGGGCTCTCATCTGAGGTTGTCCAGTCCTCGAACTCAAAGTCAGAATCTATCTTCCTGTATTGTCCGGGGCTTTGGCCTGTAGCTTCGATGACTTTCTTTTTTTTCATCCTGTTTAGAATTTGGTTTACATTCTTTTTGTCTTTCCTCGAAGACAATTGGAGGCAGTTAAAAACAAATGACGCAGTTATTATGCCAGTTGTGTTTTCTATCAATTCCTCAACCTGCTGTGTCAAATTCTTGGCCTTTGGGCCACTTGATGCATATTCGCTTAAAACTGTAAAGTCGCTTATTAGTTCCCCTATCTCTGAGGTGAAATCACTTGCACAGCAATTAAATATGTTTTCACAGTTTGCCATTATCTGCCTTCGGGTAGCATAGTCCTTCAATTGGTCGAGCGCGTTTTGCCAGCCAGCACTGATATCAATATCCCGTAACTCACACAATACGTCAGGGCCACCACACTTTTTAAATTCTCGTAGGTTCTTACCCAAACTGTCAGCGAATACTGTGTAGGGGTATGGACTAGCGCCATTTCCAGGCGCCATTGTTTTAAATTTTTGGGTTTTTATATATATAATGATAGAATTGTAGTTTTCATTCAAAAACAGGTCTGGGGCAAGATCTTTATCCATCTTCTCTTGAAGGGCAGGAAAGTTAAGGTAAACGCCTAATATCATTAGCTCTAATCCATCTGAAGAGGGTGCTTTTGTATGCTTTTCCATAAAGCCTATGATTTTCTAAGTTGCTGATATCTCTATGTTTATGTTTTTTTTAAAGACAATTGAAGCACAAAAACGGAAATTGAGGTTTTTATGAAGCAAGCATTGAAGCACATTTAGAAATAGCAGCTTGCGCTCTCTTATTCGCATCAGGCTCAAGTACGCAGGATAATGCAACAGCATGCTGGTATAGCAAGTATAGTTCCTCAAATGGGTCTGACCCAACTATATGGCACCCTACTTTTCGAGAACGTTCAGCTGTAAAGGCTGCAGTTTTTTCAATGTCAGCTATTGATTTCGTGCTTTTCTTTATTTCGGCTAGAAGCAAAAGAAAGTCAACTGGGTCCATGCCTAGCTTCTCTGCTTTTAACAACGCTGTTTTCTTATCCATAATCACCCCCTAAACAAAAAAAGAGATATTGGGAGAGAATAGGCGGAACACGCGCCTTCCGGTCCTTGCGGGTACCGGCTCCCAATATCTCTTTAATTGGTTAAAGTTTATTGCCATTGCGTATTCCTAATTTATTCTGACACAGTTCTACCTGAAGCCGATCGCCTTGTCAAGCATTATTCTTTAATCAAACCCAGCCAATTTTCGCTTAGCCTGCCAGATAGACCTTTCAAGAAAACTCTGAGCTCTGGCCTGGAATATTTCCTTAGCCTGAGTTTCCAACTCCAGCCGCCTAAGCAAAAAATCGATCGGGTCCATGTTCGCTATCTTTGCCTGAGCTAGTATCGTTTCTTTATTAAGCATAATGCCTCCTTTGATGAACACACAGCCGCCGCCCAGTCATCAAGCGCTTTGCCCAGCCCCTCCCGCATTCGTTGAGCCTGCTCTTCCTTAGCCTTCCTTATGTCTGGGTCCGGGCCTGTCATCAGCTCTGGGTCATAATCTGTTATGGTTTTCACTTTTCAGCCTCAAGGTGATCAGATATATTTAAACTCTATCCGGTTTACAATTTCACTTCTAGAACACTTCATTTCTCTCACAAACATTGTCGTAAATTCAAAAGACATTAATTGAGGGAAGCCTTCCCTGTTGCAATCCGTCTGACTAATGCTGTCTAGCGGCTCAGGGGAAGTAGATACGACTTGGATTTGGCATATCCGCTTTATCTTTTCACCTTTCTTGAGCCCTTGGCATTTCTCGCAAGCGTTCAGGACATCTCCGGGTTTCAAGAACCACCAGCCAAGACGCCTTGTGACGTCTTTTGTTCTAGCCCGTATTTGATTAGTTGTCAGCATAAAGCTCATGTTTCTTGGCATAATTTAACACCTCCCCCGCTAACGCTGCGATTTCATAGGTTTCGCTCAGGCCCAAGGTCCCACATATCTTCGAAGCGCACCTGGCCACCAGACCACCTTATAATCTTAAGTGCTAATTTTCGTCCAGTAGGATGACCATTAGTTATGTTCCATAAATGTTGTCGAGTAATATCCAGTGCTTCTAAGACCTCTGGCGTCGACAGCCTTTTCCATTTTATATATTCTTTGAGTTCCATGCCAAACAATATATACATAGGAGATCCATGTGTCAACGTTTTTTTTACATTTATCGAGGTTAGCGTAAAATATTTCTTGACAACGCAAAAATAGTGCGTACAATAGAAAATACACATAGAGAAAAGCCGGACAACCAACATCAAGTAGCAACCAAATCCACCGGACGCGAAAAGCGCGCCGGTGATTAAAACATTATAATGCAAAGAGGTCGAAATGGTAAAATGTAAAAAATGCGGTACTGATTACAAAGTGAGTTGTCATGTCTGTTACCCTGATCCGCCGACAGAAAACGAAAAAAGAATACTTCAGCTTGAAGAAATATTTAGGCATCCCCACGTAAGCGATGGTGTCGGTAGCTCATGCAAAAGATGTGGCTTAGATTTAAGAGATAAACTCCATCTGACAGCATTATAACCAGCAAATCCACGGGGCGCCAAAAAGCGGCGCCCGTGATTAAAAACGTTATCGCTCGTGGCGGAATAGGTAGACGCTAAGGACAGTTAAGGGAGGGCAGCTTGAAGAGGGTGGATAAAGAGAATCAACGTAAACACGCCGGGCCACCACTGCCCAGAAATAACGCATTAATAATAAAAACTGTTTGTCCCCGTAAAGGGTGGTTGATAAGCGTTAATAATCCCATGTTGGGTGCAAATCCCAACCGAGCATAACCCAAAAATCCACCGGACGTAAACCAAACGCCGGTGATTAGGACGTTATAAAGAAAGGAGAAAAAATGGGAATTCCAATTTTCAAACAATTTGTGTGGCATATATTTTTTGCTAGGTTAGTTTCTTTAGGAGTGTGGTGTTCGTTAATATATTTTATTTTTTATTGTTTAGAAAAATTTAAGCTTCTTAATTGGCTGTTTTCTTTATAACAAGCCGTTTCACTCTGACCGGAAAAGCCGGTCTGCTGTGGAGTAGGTTGAAACTGCTTGTCGGCTTTTCCGGCAGGTGAACTTTAATGTTAGCCCCTTATACAACAAGGCTGATAAGTGATGGAGGGGGCGGTGTGAAATCATTAATATTGATAATAGGCTGGATTGAAAACAAAATGGATATCAAACTGTCGAGAACATCAAATCAAACTATAGCGGCCTTTGTTATTATCAACATAATCCTTGGTATAATAGTTGTTTATGTAAAATTAATGGAATGGGATACGCTGGTTTTGATAGTATTTTTTGCTTGTTTAATAACCCTTGTATTTTCAGGGGTAATAATATTTAGAGAAGAAGTCTATAAACATAGCGCCAAGTATTTAAGCAAGGCCCCATATGAGGAATACAAGCGGATACGAGGAGAGCAGATAAGACGAAAAAAGAAATCAAGGCAGGATGTATAGCAGACTCCTGCTAACCAAAAGATGCACCCGATAAAGACGGGTGATCTTGGCGTTATACGTAACCAAGCAACCAACAACCAAACCCTGTAGCCAACCTAAAACGCGCCTTGCCCCGGACCAGCGTAAAAAACCGCGCATTTGGAGTGAAAAATAGTCGGGATTGGCTCGGCTATGCCGGGGTGGGGCGCATAACTAACATGGAGGCAAAATCATGAATGAAGCATTGGGATTGATAGAACAGTTAGCAGTTAAGCTTGGGACCACCGCAGACCAAATGTGGGCCGTATTGCTCGGCCAAGCACCCATTAACGGCATAATAAATATTTTTCAATACGTGCTTATCTGCATTGGGTGCTTCTGTTGGTATCGTGTTACCCTAAATGTCCATGCCAAGATACAAGATTCTTGGGCTGAAGAAAATTATATGTGGGTTGGCGCTGTTTGGATTATTCTTTGTGTCCTCGTTATTTGTATGTTTTTTTGTTTACACGACACTATTACGGCCCTTATAAATCCTGAGTATTGGGCACTCGATAAAATATTGGGCACATTGAAGCCAAGCCAACCTTAAAGATGAGCATAACTATTTAAAGGAGAACGAAATTATGGACAAAGACGCGAATGCAAAGAAAAGCACACAGGTCGATGAGCAGATGATGCTAATGGAGGAAAGACTTAGCTTACTTAATGACGCGGTTATGAAATTAGATACACAGTTGCAAAAAGTTTGCAGGGAGCTGGAACCTCCTCAACCGGAAACGCAAAGCTCCGGACCGGAGCTTGTAAGCTTGGCATGGAATCTCTACGAAAACAACTGCGAGATTGAAAAAAATACAGAGAGAATCCTTTCTATTATCAATAGGCTTGAGGTATGACAAACGGAGGTGAGCAATGAGATATTTATTAGTTATGTTTGTTTTTATCGCTTTTGCTTACGGGTGTACATCTGATACCGCCGACCTAGTGCTGCCGGAAGGGTACACACTGGTTTGCTCTGATTCAGGAAAATACTCACTAAAATCCGATTCGTTTGGCGATGGCATAAGCGCAAATGTCTGGAGTAGTGAACGTGCTGCGAAAGAGTACGCTTGGTTGTGGGAAAAATGCAAAGACAAAACATTTGTGCTTGAATCATCAAAATACGATTGGCACGCCTGCGAATAAATATAACCAACGGAGGTGAACAATGTATAATTACGAAAAAATACCTGAGCATATTCGGGAAAGCGTCAAGGGGTACGTTGAAAAAGGCATCCCGGTAGGCAGTTTTTTGACAGCAGTTATTTGCAACGATTTAAGAGAATCATTCGCAATGGCAGATGATATTAACCGTGATAGAATGTTCGATATTGTTTCATTTTTCTATAATGAACCCCCGATCACTTGCTGGGGATCAAGAGAAAATATGGATAAATGGATTTCTGGATTTAGGGAAAAGGAGAAGGATTATGCTTTTAACAAAAACGGGGACTAAAATTTGCCTTTTGCTGTGCAGTCCATTGCTAGTCTGGGTAAGCATTTCGTATTTGAAACAGGTGGTGGCGCGGTCCTGGCCGTATTCATAATAAGCCTAGCTGTCGGACTCATGGTGGGGCCGCTCCTGAAAAAGAGAAGCCGTGATTTTGATGGATATTAAACAACAACTTACTTAATGGAGATAAGCGATGAACATAGAAGACATCAGGAAAGCGAACATCTCAGAAAGCAACCTAAAAAATGCAGAGGCGCATCTTTCTGCCATGAAGAACAATGCAAAAGAGGGAAGACGCATTAGCGCATCAATCAGTTACGTAAGCAAGGAATGCAACATCATGAACGTCTCCATAACTCTCAACAAGGTCGAGAGCAGCGTGCTGATTCACATGTTAATCGATAGAGTTAGCAGCGAAGTCCAGGGCCTGAAGGATGAAATAGCAAGTTATTAGCGGGGGTGCACAATGTTAAAAAAATGGACAGAAACACAAAATAATAGAATGGAAAATGTCTCTTTTCATTCGCAAGCCGTTTGCGATAGGTGCAATGAGGTAAAACCGATAGGAAGGGATGGATTAGACTGGCTTTTTATAGCGAGGGTTATCGGAAGTAAAAACCAAATAGATGTTTGCCCAGCCTGCCAAACCAAAAAAGACAATGAGGATGTTGTTCGGCAACTCGGCCAATATGTCCATCATAGCATCTGGCGTGACGGTTCCCTTATTGGCAGGAAACTAAGGTCAATCAAGGCAGAGCAAGACGCGCTTGAAAAGGACTGCCGCAAAGCCAGGGAATTACTAGAGAAACTTAACCCGGTCAACAAGCAAAGCCACTTGAACAAGATAGGCAGGGCGCTTGCGAGTGCCGGGATAAAATGTGTATAAGGGGGGATTATGTTCACGAAAGCAACGAGGAAAAAAGCAAAATTACGGTTGGGGCTTATAGGCCCATCGGGGTCAGGCAAGACCTACTCAGCTCTCCAGATTGCAATGGGGCTTGGGGGCCGCATAGCCATGATTGATACGGAGAGGGGCAGCGGGGAGCTTTACTCAGATATGGCGGACTACGATGTGGATCAAATATCTGAGCCATTTAAACCACAGAAATATACGGAATTAATCAAGATGGCAGGGAAAGACTATGATGTCATTATCATTGATAGCTTGTCCCATGCTTGGGCCGGTGAAGGTGGCATGCTAGATATGCACGACAACGCGACAAAAGCTTCAAAATCAAAGAACAGTTACATGGCATGGAGAGAAGTTACCCCGCACCACAACCGGCTTGTAGACGCGATTCTCAACAGCCCTGCTCATATTATCGTTACTATTCGAAGCAAAGTTGCCTATGAAATAATTGAAAACGACAAAGGCAAAAAAGCGCCTCAAAAGATAGGCATGGCCCCGGTGTTTAGGGAAGGCATAGATTATGAATTCACGGTTGCCCTTGACTTATCCATTGAGGGGCATATCGCTACAGCTTCAAAGGATCGTACAGGGCTTTATGATAGCGAGTTTTTCACGCCTTCTGTCGAAACAGGAAAGCAATTAATAGAATGGTTGAACCAGGGCGAAGATGCGCCGGCACCAAAAAAAGAGGAACCAACAATATCCCTCGCCGATAAGTTAAGGCAAGAGCTGAACTCTTTAATGGTTGCCGCCGGGCTGAACTCAAGCGAAGTCAAAGACTTTTTTGAGTGGCTAAACCTGAAAAACGTAGCTGAGGCGAAGAAGGCAATTAAAGATTTCCCGGCGCTCAAGGCTAGATGGGCAAAGGCACCATTCGGCCAGAACCCGGGGGCCACAAACAACTTCGATTTTCTCAAGCAGATGGCAGAAGTCAAGAAACGTATAGAGGCTGCTGACGGTAACGATAAGATTTATTATGCGAAAATAGGTGCGCTTGGCTTCGAGAAGTCCAACCAGATATTCGGAGTTCCCGTGCAAAAACAAGCGCTTTTCGAGCTTACGAGATACGCCGAAGAACAAGAAGCCGCGTTGAGACCGGAAGAGCTAGAAGAACCACCATTGCAAGATGGTCCACATATGGGGGAATAAAAACATATTTAAGGAGGCAAAACTATGCAAGAAGTACAGGCAATAGACAGATCGGAAAAAGCAATCGCATTATATCAGATTACGCCCGCAGAAATAGCTGAGAGGCTAAAAGCATACGATACGCTAAAGGTGGTTGAGGGCGATACGGAATCATATAAAAAGGTTCGTACCGCACTTACAGCCCTTGTGCACACAAGGGTTGAGGCCGATAAGCGCAGAAAGAAACTAGGTGAGGATGCCCGTAAGCAAGTGTCTTATATCAATGGGGCCGCAAAGCTGCTTATTGGTCCTATGGCGCCCTATGAGGAAAGATTTAAGGCTGAGTTGAAAGCCGAAGATGATCGTAAGTTGGCTATAAAAGCTGAAAAGGAACGCCAAGAGAAAGCCCGAGTCAATGGAATACTCGAAAGCATCCAGGCGATTAGAAACCATGCCGCTGACGCTGGTTTCCTGTCAGTCGCTGAATTGGTGAAAAGACTTGATATCATTTCTGCGACTACTACAGATAAGAGTGTTTACATGGAGTTTGCGGATCAAGGGTTGCTGGCTCTTGCTGAAACGGGTGAGATTATAGAAACAGCCCTTGTTGAACGCAAACGCCTCGATAAAGAGGACGCCGAACGCAAAGCAGAGGCATTGCGACTTGAGAAGGTTCGCAAGGAACAGGCCATTGAGCAATCCAGATTAGATGATGAACGCCAGAAGGCAGAAGCGCAAGCCAAAGCGGAACGAGACCGTATTGCTAAAGAAAAAAAGGACCAAGAAGAATTAATACAGGCCGAGAAAGACCGCCTTGCTGAAGAACAACGTAAAATTGATGCGGCAAAAGCCAAGATCGAAGCAGATAAAAAAGCCGAAAAGGACCGTTTGGAACGTGAAGGATTCGAGCGTAAAGCCAAGGAAGATGCGAAAGTCCAAGCTGAAAAAGATGCTATTGCAAAAGCGAAAGAAGAGGAAGAGGCCAAGGTTGAAGCCGAGAGGCAAGCAAAGGAAGAAACGGACCGCATAGAGGCTATGAAGCCTGACAAAGAGAAGCTTATCCAGTTTGCAGAAGAACTCCGTAGCATCGAAGGTCCGGCAATGACACAAAATGAGACCTCTAACCTTTTAGTCACGGCGATTTTGGGCATTCGAGAAATAGCTGACAAGTTGGAAAATTCACTCTAGCCTGAGGGGATATCCCATGGCACTATCTTACCTGCAAGAAGCAAGCATAAGAGACAGAAAAGGGAACTGTCGGTGCCCGTACTGCGGGAAATACCGTAAGCGGTCAGAGTTTCAAGACCAGGCCTATAACATCCCCTTTGGGAAAAAGGGCATGGGCGGGCATATCTCCGTGCCTCCTGCTTGTGTTTATTGCTTGGAACTATCTGACGATCAACCAACAAAACATGAGCCGGAATGCCAGAAGAAACAATAACTGCACAAAGACCTTACATGCCATCAAACGGCACAGAGGGCGCGGCGTTTACAGAGAAGTGGTGCGACCAATGTTCGCGCAGGGCACTGGACCCTAATGCTAAAACCCAATGCGTTTATGAGTTGCGCGCTCTAATGGGCGAAGATAATGAGAAGTGGTATTATGTTGACGGCGTCCCCACGTGCCTGTCTTTTCGTGACCGGAAATTAAAAAAACGGTATCCTAAGAAACAGGACAAACGGCAGGGTTCATTGTGGGATCAACCAACCAATGCAGCGGACGCTAAACGCCGCTGATTTAACCGTTATCCTTTAGGAGGCAGATGGAACTATCAAGAGTGATTCCTGCAAGAAGAAAAACAGTTAAATTTGAGTGGGCCTATAAATTTTTTATGCAAGCTACCAACAAGTATTTAAAAATTAGGGATGGACTACATAAATCAAGAAGGGGAACTATGACTTTTTGCGATTGGTGTAAAAAGCCATTTGAAAAAGATGAGTGGTTTGCTATTGCTAAACCAAAGATTAATCAAGAGGGGCCAAAAAGAAATTGGGCATTGTGTCATGGTTGTGCAGATTTAATGGGTGCGCCATGCAGAAAGGATAACCCTGCGCTAAACTCTGATTCAAGCCAAAGGGCCGTTGCTCCGGTCAGCTAACCGTTATGCTCAAGGACTGAAGCCAAATGAGATGGACAAAAGACGACATGCTGGCATACATGGCAAAGAGGGAGCGGTTCGTTCAGGGCGCTGACGTTCCCGATGAGGGCAGAGAAAGCAAGCTGCAAGGCCGGATTATGGATCATTGCAGACGGGAGGGGTGGCCTTGCCAATGCTTCCGCCAATCCAAAAAAGCTAAAGGATTTCTTGTCCCTGGATTGCCAGATTGAATTATCGCTATCCCGAAGGGCGTGACCCTTTGGCTGGAATTAAAATCAGAAAAAGGGGTTTTGAAGAAAAAGCAAAAATCTATTGCATTGCAATTAATGTATTTGGGACATCAATGGCATATCGTGAAAAGCTACAAGAAATTTCTGGAAATAGTTGCGAACATTTAACCAAAAGGAGGGAGCCATGAAACTATTAGTTGTGTTATTTGCAGTATTTATGTTGTTTGGTTGTGAGCAACATGAAGAGATAATCGAAGAAGAGAAAACAGTCAAGGTTGAAAAGGTCTGGGAGCCGGACGGATATGTTTTCAATAGATATGTTGGCGTGGTTGGTGTTAAAATAGTTGAGAGGTTAAGCGAGTGTGGAAAAATAAAAGTAGAGCACCAAAATTGTGATGATAGGTGGTATCCTCCCATCGAAGATGAGAACGGTGTTGTAAGTTTCGTCAGTATGCCCTCGACCGAGTGGATAGACGAAAACGAATACTTCCCACTACTCAGCAATAAGCAATTGCATCAAAAGATATACGCGCTCGAAAAACGTCTTAACGCCATGGAACCTAAAGATAAGCCAGCGGTGGCAAGCGAAGATGTATCGATCGAAACACTGTGGGTGAATGGACATAAATATGATAGCAAGGGGGAGTTAGTAAATGGAAGAAATAGCAATGAAAACGTGCAGCACATGCAACAATCTGAAGCCGCTGACAGAGTTTTACCGGAATAAGGCGACCAATGACGGCCTACAGTATGACTGCAAGGCATGCCGTAAAATAGAAAGTAAATTGTATAAGCGTAGGATGGCAGCCAAGAAAAAAAAGGAAGACCAAGCCGCAGTCATGCTTGAACCGGTTACTCCTGACCAGCACGCGGATATCAGGCCCCGGTCATACCGGGATTGCCTCCCGGGCGGGATAAATGAGCAGCGACCATGTCCGTGGTGGGCATGCCCTCATCATTTGGCCGTTGAGCACTCAAGAACCATCAAGGCCAATTGGAGCAGGATGAAAAGATCAAACAAGTTCTTGGATGGAAACGGGGATGCGTTCGTTGAGGCCTTGTCTTGCATGCCAGACACTTGTGAGCTTGACATAGAGGCTAGGGGTAGGGTAACATTGGAAGAGATAGGAGGCACCTTTGGTTGTGTTCGCGAGAGAGTCCGGCAGATCGAGGTGTTGGCATTGCGTAAGGCCAGGCGGAACAGCGGGGAAGGGAGCCTTGCGCTTTTTACTGAGGAAGAGGTCGGGTATTATGAGCCGCTGAGGGGAAGGTAAACTATAAGCCAAATGGAGAATTCAGTTATCGAAGCGTTATGGCAGAAATGGGAACGAGATAGCGAAGCACCTGAAGCCCAAAATGGCGCACCAGAAGCCCAAAATGGCGCACCAGAAGCCGAGATAGGGAACGCCAGGGCGGACGGTTTCAGAAGTGGGACAAAGGAATGTGCAAAGCAATTAAGGGAACTGCTTTATTTATTAGGGTAGTTTCCACTTGACCAGTGCATCAACTCCGACACCAACAAAGGACCGTTGGTGCGGGTTACGCTAACATTATACTCTATGAAAAAATATCGAACCATATTAGCAGACCCACCGTGGCAATATCGGAATAATGGCGTGAAGGGTGCAGCAGAAAAAGTCTATCCGACTATGTCAACGGAAGACATTTGCAAATTAAATATAGGCGATGTTGCAGAGAAAGACGCTGTTTTAATCTTGTGGTGTACGTGGCCCCTATTGGAGGATGGATTTCAGGTTATAAACTCATGGGGGTTTGAATACAAAAGTGGAATGCCGTGGATAAAAATACGTGGCACACAACGGAGCTTGTTTAATTCAGAAATATCGTTTCAGCTTAAAACATCCGTCGGTTTTTGGGTTTTTGGATGTTCTGAACCGATCTTAATATGTAAACGTGGCAATGCAAAACCACCAGAGTTGAAACATTGTGGGTTGCTTTCTAAAAACATCGAACACAGTAGAAAACCAGACGATATATACGCCTATGCAGAGTCTTTCCCTGGGCCATACTTGGAATTGTTTTGCAGAAGACCAAGGCCAGGATGGGACGTGTTTGGGAATGAAGTAGAATCAACGACGAGTATAACCAGTCGCTTAACTGGACGGCAAAAAACCGCCGCCGGTTAGCCGCCCGTTATGTGCCTTATATGCTACTGGTGAAAGCATGCTTGCGGAAAAAGTATTGAGTGGGGCTGTTCGAACCAGCATCGTGAAAATAGCCGTATGGTGAAACACTTGATAGTGGTCGGTTCGATTCCGGCAGGCACATAACCAATAAATAAACCAAACGTAAAAACAACGCTGGTTATTTTAACATTACCCAGCGTCAACCACACTCTGCAAAAACGATATAAGCTGCTGCAAAAGCACTCTCATATTGAGCGGTTGTGGTGGTGCTTTAGCGCATGCAGCCTCTGAGAACTCGGATTCGGAAAACTGGTTGAACGCCGTAGCGAAAAAGCAGATGTTATCCAGTGAGTCATGTGGCAATGCAAAAGAAGGCGTCAAAGAGTCTGTATCTCCAAGGAGCGTCTTTGTGGTGCCCTCGTCCATGGACTCATACCAGCGATAGCCACTGTATGCCGGGTCTGAGTTTGCTTCTGCAAAATCTACCGGGTCACATTCCAAGTGGAAATCACCTGCCAATGCCTGCCCTGCCAATGCCTGCCCTGCCAATAACAAAAAACTAATCAATAAAAAACTTGTTAACTTTCTCATAATGCAATCTCCCTTCTATGGTTTTCCAGCCTTGCCACCTTCGCCATTCGTCAGCCAAAATATCAGGCGTGGTTCCGGTGTATTTATTGTGCCGCAATCCCATTAGTGCCAATAGCTCTGCTACCAATTCGCTGCACACAACGTTCCGACCGCGCCATGTTCCAAATTTAGCCAAAGGTGGCACCAAAAACATGGGCATCCGCCACCAGGGATACCACTGCTTGTGGTGACGGTTTTTTAACTCAATCATGGCTTCCCTGAAATGCTGGATATCAAGATCCATGTATTGAGCAACGATGATCTTCTGGCCGTCATAGGCTTTCAGATGTCCTTGCTTAATGCTCCACAATGCCTCGTATGTATTACCACGTGAGCTTTCAATTATTCCGGAATGGCTGTACGTGCTTTCACCGTCACGGCTCCAAAACCACTGGTTGGCATTTATTAGCCTGCCAAGTAACATTGGGTTCCGCGTTCCGAACATCATGCCTGGCTTTAATTTTATAGGTTCCATTAAAGCGCCTCATTGAACTAAAATGTTTTGTCGTATCTGCGCCTAGCACGTGTAATTTGGTTTTTAATCCATTTAATAGTTCTATTTTTATTCCTAGTCCGTAGACTCTCTTTTCGCCAGAAAAACCAATTTGCTTCACTTTTGCACATAGGCTTAGACATTATTGCCTCCAAATATTAATGGATTAATCATGATACGGAAATCCAAGTGCGCCTTCATCTTGTGGCTGTACCGCTCCCGGATATCATCAAGGGAGCCAATAAGCTGCCCTTGAGAAAGATCCGGCGCCAGCCCCTCGAATGGCAAAACATACCTGAGCTGGATAATTAACCTTCCGCTGTTTGCCAATAACTCCATTCCAGTATATTTGGGGTTATTTTCGTACACATTGAAATATCGCAATATTTTTGCATCACACGGGCTTACTAGTTCCGCCCCGGGCTTGTCTTCAATATCTATCGCAAGGTGATAGCTTCCGGCCCGCTTCGCTCCAAACTTTCCCGAGCCCTCAGTATCCATCCTCAAGCGCCAATGGCCTAGGGGAGATATGATTTCAGAGCTATCCGGCCTTATGGCTTTCTCAATATGCTTCATGCCAGATTGTATTATCGCAAAGCCGTTCCTTATTTCATGTTGTGTTTTAGGCGGTATCATAATTATCCCCCATCTACCGTTTTCGGCCTATAGCAATGTACCTATTTTGGCTTTAAAGCCCGTGTCGTGGCGCTCAGGGCTTCGCGTCCTATCGTGCTGCTATGTAAGCACTTTCCGAACTACCACTCCCAAAACGATGAGGCCCACTGCCCACATCCCCCCGAATATCAGATATATTCGCTTAATGGCATTGTCTGAAAGCGCCTGCTTCGTAACAAGGCCATTTTTCCCGTTCCCCATGACGCAGGTCACGAGTTTTTTAACATCCACTTTTATTTCAGCCGTATCTTTCTGTAAAAGAGCCAAGTCAACTTCGTGCCTGCATGTATGCTCAGTCATTTTTTATCCCGCCAAAATTGTGATTGTTTATTGTGCCTCTACCGCAATTCCGCCTGCTTTATGCTCCCAATCGGGAGCGCCTACTTGGTGTAACACATTACATCCTGGTGTAGCTGGTGCCTGGCCACAGTCAGATGAATCATCCTCAATATCTATTGAGTCAGATGCCGCACCGATAGAACACCCCGTAGAGGCATTTAATATAAAAACAACGGCCTCTGGTGCTTCGCAATATCCATCGCCACTTACTGGTGTAACAATTAGGTTTTTTGGCAACTCCGCAAATGCCCAAGTACCGTCCCCGGAATCCGTGTAGTCTGTTGTGAATGTGGCAGTTCCCCCGCGAATATACGTACCGCTCTCCCCTCCGGTGCATTCGGGACACGTAATTTGGAATGTTCCCGTATCTGGGCCGGTCTCACTTGCACTGGCATCTGTGGCAGTGATATTGACCAAAACAACATATTCTTCGGCTCCAATGTCAGGCGCAGAACCATAAAGAACTCTGGTTCCGTCTGAATCCTTATAAAGCCAAACATCGTCAGCATCGTTCCTGTTGATTGATCCGGCTAGTGTAATCGTGTTTGTGTCATAATTAATAGATGAGATTTGGACGGAATTAGTTACTGTATTAACAGCCAGATAGTCCGCATCCACATTATCAACTCCGTTTCCATCCTGAAAATATAGTGCATTGTCAACGATTAAGGATGTGCCCGTTCCAGTATCGGAACTGTCCACAAATGTTAGGCTCGATCCGACATCTATGCAAGTAGATGAGCTTTGCAATCCGAAATCGTTTGCCTGCCTATCGACAAATAATGGATCAACTATAAGCCCGTGTTCCTCGTGAGTCGTAGCCGCATAAAGTGATGCCCTCGTGTAACCAGTGGACCCATAAAGAATACTCCCACCTGCCGTAACGTAATTATTATAGTCATACACGAGATTCGGGTTTGGCAGGTTGTAGTCAGTGAAATCATAATCAGTATTCGCGTCAAAAATACTGTTCACGACTCCCACTTGACCGTCAGGCCACCACATGAAATAAATGCCGTATGTGTTTTCAATATAAACATTATTGTACGCGGATAAATTCGTGAATCCCGGCGGGTCCGGAGAGTATCTGCTGGGCCTCAAACCTCTTTGATTATCACGGAAAATGCAATATCTGACAATTACATCTTCGGCGGAGCTACCTGAACCCGCAATGGCAACACCGTCTTTATTGCCCGAAATAGTGCAGTTTTCGACCGTCACCCCGCTGCTTCCCATATGGATAACGACACCAGCTCCGCCTCCTGTGACACTGGCAGCATGCCCTGAGATTGTGCTGTTCCTTACTACACCATCGACAACTTGCTTTATGTCGAGACCGTCCTCTTTATTGTCGTAAATATTGCAATCATCGACTAGGAATCCTGTGCATGCAACATTGTCCCCTATTTGTATTCCATCCTCGGTATAAGATTCGTATATGCTGCAACCAACAAATGAGATATAATTGTTGTTTCCCGGAGTTACACCATCACCTTTTCTGATATTCACATTCCCGCCAGCCTGACTAGATGGGTTGCTTAACGATCCGCAATGGTAAATGTCAGTGTCCTCGATTAAGAAATAGTGGCAATTTCCGTCAAGCCAAAGCCCAACTCCTCCTGCAGGATCAGCTTCGGGGGAACTTTTGTATTGAAAATCCTTGATAACGCAATCACTGATCGTAATATGTTCTGAATTCCTAAACCTAAAAGCACCGTGAACTAGAAAATCACCATCAAAAATTATATTTTCTATCGAAATATAGTCAACTCCGTCTTGCAGCCAAAGCATTGCGGAGTACCAAGTGTACGAAATAGTGGCCTGTTCGCCGGTATATGATTTGTAAGTAATTACATTTCCGGATGTTCCGGAATTTGCAGGAGCGATACTGTTTTCCAGATATGTCCCCTGCCTTATATGGACAGTATCACCAGCCGATGCGGTATCTGCTGCTTTTTGTATGGTACACCAAGGAGTTGCCAATGCCGTGCCGTTATTGCTATCATTACATGCGCCCCCGATGGAATCTTTATCGACATAATAATCCGTAGCGAACACAAGCACCGGAAGCCCTAAGAATATAAATACAAATATTAGATATTTCATCACATCACTCACACACGACCACATAGCGGTCCACATCGTTTTGCTCTCCACTATCAGCTACAACAAATGTAGCCGGCCATGACCCATACGTTTCAGTATCCCATTTATGGCCACCACCAGAACCTGCTGATCTGAATTGGTTATTGCCGGTGCCGCACCACACCGCAATCCAATAATCTGTGCTACCGGATAATGTTGGTTTTGTCCCCGAATAAGTGAACGTATTCACGGCGCTATCTGTCGGGTCTGCGATTTCATCCGTAGCACTATTTGCGACTAAGGAATCCGGACTCCCCCCGCTTTCTGTGTATATCGCGCACTTTGTCTCGTTGTCAGACGTGCCCATATTTACATTAATGCTCTGAACTTCACCCCCGGCACCAGATATCGTTACCTGATAAGCGTATATGTAATTAGCGTACATGGTTGCGTCAGGTGTGCCAAGCGATGTGTCGCCATAATCATTATTGACGCATGTTCCGCCGCCAAGTATGGTGACATGCAAGCCGGCAGGGGCATAAGGCACACCAACCGATGTCAAGCAAAGCAAAAACAATATGCCAAGATATGTTTTCATATTAATCCTCCTCAGCATGGAAAATAAGAGAAAATGTGCATATTACGTTTGAATCTGTTGGATCTGCACCGAAGCCGATATAAACAAATTGCCCCGCCGCAACCGCAGCACCTGCATTAATATTTGCGTCGGTATCCTCTGAAGCAACCCCGCTTGTGGTATCAATCACATCCATTACGGCGGCATTGGCAAGCCCTATCTGCGCATCTGCACGCTTTAGGTCTGCATCAAGCTCCGTGGTTGGATCTTTATTGTAACTTATATTCCACTCATCAATAATGATTCCGTTTGGGTAAAGGTCTGCTTCAACAGTAAAAAGTGGTACAGTCCTATTAGTGCTTTCCTGGTCATACATATAGGCAGGGTCAAAGGTAATTGTCACCATGTCAAGAACACTTTTCGTTACTTCCCCTGCAACTTCACCACCAGCACCCATATCATAGGATATTCTGTCTTCATCCCCTCGGATATGTACTTGTCCGTCCGTTGCTAGAGTTCCATCTGCGCTTTCATCGAATGGCAAAACAAGTGAGCCAATGGCAAGTGTGGTCGGATCACTCATGCCAACATTCAGGCTTTCACATATCCAACGTGTGCCATCCCAGGTAAAAAGCAAGAGAGTTATTTGGCTTGCGCTACCTGTGAAATCAACATTTGCATTTCCTTCGATGTTTGCGTTTGAACTGAAATCTATAGTTGTATCTGCGTCATCAACCCGAAGGATGAACCAGTCCCCGGCTGTAAACTCTGAGTGGTCGTCTGTGTCATCAAAATCCGTGATAGTAGTTGCCCCGGTATTCGCAGTCTGCCAGAACCGGGCAACGCTTGTTCCACCATTGGTCACGTCTGGCGTAGCGTCTGCGTCCCCGAATGACTGCATGGTCTCTCCTTCGGTTAGCCGTGCTACATCTGCCAAGGCTTGGTCAATACCATACAAGTGTGCCGTCAAATCATCCACGCTGTCTGCTTGTGCTGGCGTTGTTGCAGGCGTAGAATTAGATGGCGTCCAAGTAATTTCCACTTTGTCACCGTCTATAGCATCATCCCCTCCGTCTATATGCTCTGAGGCGTGTGTTTCTTCTTCAAGATCTGCCGTAACGTCTGTCCCGGCGTTCTGATCAGTAATCTGTTCGGCAAGTATCATGCCTGCATACGTATTCCATGAAACCCCATCCCATCTTAGGCTGGAACTCTGCCCTAACGTATTAAACACAATATCAGGACAATTCGCGCAAGTAGTATCTGTCATGGCAACCGTCACTGTATCGTCACTGTCTATGTCTGCATAGGCTATCAGGTGGACTATTTGCCCTGCGTATTCACCATCCTGGAGGTCTATGGTGTCATTATCACTGTCGTTGTCGCCGTCAAGCAGAATGGTTTGCATAGTCAATGGGTCTGTAATATCGGCCTCTGTCGTGAATGCAAAGGTTATCGTTTCGTCTAGCCCGATATTTCCGGAACAGTAAGCGCCTGTTGGGGATACAAGGCTGATATCCGTATCGTTATTGTCCCAACAATGGTTGTTTCTAAGCAATATGTCCGTGACCGCCGTGTTGTTCCCTATATAAATTCCATAATCCTGATCGGCCCCTGAACACTGGTTGCCTTCAATAATAACATTGTCAATTAAAGATGAACTATGCGGTAAAGTTATACCTGATTTTGTTCCTCCTGCGCCACCGTTGTCTTTGCATTGATTATTTGAAATTATAATATCTTCTGCGTAATATAGCGCAATTCCATTAGTCACAGAATCGTGGATATTATTATATATTACCGAAACGTCTTTTACAGGATAACTTGAAGTTCCGGATAGCTGTATCGCGTTTGATCCAGCAGTATCAACTTCAACATTTGCTATTGTTCCGTTTCTAGCACTAAACCTGACATGAGAAGCCGCTGTGTCATCTAACACAATTCCTTGGCCTACTGAGTCAACAATTTTGCCATTCGATATTCCAAATCCATCTAATGTTTCCAGATGGATAGCATCATCACCATTTGTATCAAAGTAAAAATCATCTAAATAAACAGCTTCAGCGTTAGAAGAACATGCAAAACCAAAACTTGTCGTATTGTCAGCCTGAACATTCACATAATGAACATCGCGCAATCTGTTGGTATCACTCGTGGCGTCAAGTCGATTAGCATTATTGCTGACACCAGTTGCATCAACATTTGATATTTCTAACCCGTCAACATAGATATGCTGGATTATTCCACCACCAACTGTGCTATTATTGTTGATCGTAAAAGCAGCAGAAGAACACCCAGTCTCAATTTTCATCCGGTCAATATAGATAAATTCACAAGTGCTATTCTCCCCCGGCCTGACCCTGAATGCATGCACATCGCCATCATGCAACCATATATCATGAATTCTGATATCATCCGAATCTCCTGTAACTTCGAGACATAATGAGCTTGCACGCGCTGCGGATTGACCGTCTATTTTATATCCGCCAGTTTCAAAATTAGTGCAATCGTTTATGAGAACAGCCTTGCCATCGGCCTGCAAATCAAGAATGGTTGTCCAGTCGTCAGCAAGCAGGAAACCATTATCCACTCCGGTTATCGCATCGGCAATATCATAGGTAACGCCTGATAATAGCTTGACTTTCCCACAAGCATCTAAGCCAGATTGAATCTGGACGTTGTCAGCCGTCCCGTCCACATTAAACCATTCCGCGCAAGCTACTGTTTCTTCAGGTAAAGTTAAGGTGCCCGTGTCAGTGTCGTCTATCCAGTAAAAAGGGGCTGTTGGAGCAAGGGAGTTAATGGCGAGGTTATATGTCACCCGGTCTATCACATTCCCCGGCGTAGGCAGGATCGTCACCTCAGCATCGAAAGAGACTGATTCATCCATTGTGACGGCTTCATCAATTTTCAATAGAACGTCAGTTCCTAAAGCATTTAAGATAGTTGCAGCAGCAGCTAAATCAGCAAAAGCATCATCTGACAACTTATACTTATCAGACGCCATAAGATTAGAAACGGTTATCTTCTTACTTGTTCCGCCGTCATTGATATACATCTCATCCGTGCTGGCAGGCGCTTCATCAAGCTCAGTTAGATCACTCAACTTAGTGCTGGCAGCGTACCCGTCAGATGCAACCATAAAAAAAGCAATCAGCATAAATAATAATTTTCTCATTTCTTCCCCTTATCGTCATAATCAGGTGGTAGTTCGCCTTTCCCCTTTAAGCTATCAATAGCCAATTTCCTTATTTCCTTCTGGATACTAAGCTCTTCTGTAGACGCCCCAATTATGTCCCGGCCCTGGTAGGCTTTTACCTTGGCATGGTCGGAATTGATCATGTGCTGGGTAGGATATTGCATCGCCTTAAACAGGCCTATGATATTCTTTTCCTGGTCGTAGTCCACATATAGCGTTCCCATTAGTTCTTGCCCCTATCCCAAATATAGCCCTGTGTCGATATTTTGAGCGTGGTTGATCCAGTATTCGAGCGTGTCCTGACTTGAGCACTGGTATCCGTAAGAACGCGAAGCCTCGAAGCATTCCTAGTAAGAAACGCCCCCGTTATACTGCATGATACGAGTTCTTGCAGAGGGGCGGCAGATATAGATGGCGATTCATCACTAATATTAGGGCTTGATATTCTAACTATTGCCCCTGTAGCGTGATAGATATAAACGTTCAGGATTGCCTCAACCTCGGCTCCCGTTGGCACACCCGATAACACCCTAAGATCGGCTGTGGCGTCTTCAGTAACCTCGATGTCGAGTGCAGGATCATCCCACAAGAGAATGTCCCCTGAATGATAAAACGGAAGAATATCAGCGGTTCCATCAGTTAATACGGACCCTATCCACCTAAATTCTGTGTATCCAGTTGGTATGTTGGCCGCCGAAGTTGATGTGTCGAACCCCGCGTCTATTGTGCCGTCTGAGTCAAGCCGGATCAGGAAAAGATGATACCAAGTTGAATTTCCAACTGTCCCCGTGAACATCCCTCCCGCGTCATCACCAGATGCGAACGTGGCGTCTATCCGCTTGGTAAGTACCGAAGATAACGCAAGATTAACCGCGTCTGTACTATCCCGTGCCCCACCTACCGCAATAGCCACATCTGCGTCAGCGTCAGTATCGTTAGACATTTGAAGTCCGGAGATCCAGCCAATAGGGAAGGGAGTTCGCCCCTGATCAGTTAGCTGAACTTCATCACCGTCTGATTCTTCCACGGCGTACAGTTCGCTTGCGCCGTCTTTGGCCTGGACAAACACCCCCATCTGGTTAGCATCTGTGGTAGGCGCAGTGGTTTCATCCATTGTCAATAACGGGACTTCCGGCTCGTCATTATCATTAACCTTAATCATATCTACGGAGCCAGTCCCGGCCGCATTGACTGACTGCCAATATGTGTTATTGGCCCAAGACGCATTATGGCTATAGGCGAATTGTAGGTTTGTGCCATCCGAATAGAGGGTTACCGCCTCTCCGGTAGTGGTTAGAACGATAGTGGAAGATCCCCCGATGGTCTCTGCCCCGTTCGGGTCAAGAGTTAGTTGGTTCGATGCTTCAACGAGAGTAAAAGTGATATGCCGGCCGGCACCAAGGGTAGCCGCCGCTACAAGGTCAATTTCGACATCACCCGCTGTCGTGTCCACCTCTATCAAGTCGTCAGTGGAAAGCATGGTGTATGGGGTGTCTGAATTGTCTATGGCCGTCCTGTTCCATTTGAATGCCACACCGTACCCGGTAACATTATCTATGGTCCAGTAGGTTGTGCTGGGCGGGTGTGACTCCCCCGATGGAGCGAAGACAACCGTGTAAACACCATCCAGGTATATATCCACATCGGCTACTCCATCACTTCCAAGCACAACAGGGTTAGTATTGGCTGTGCTGAGAGCATAGTTCGAGTAAGTATCCTTCTTTGTGGTTGTGCCGTTCTCGTAAAAGAACAGTTTGTCCCCTGCCCGGGGATCTCCATTGCCGTCAAAGGCTGAAAACCGTGGGTAATTGAAGCTCTGCACGGCGTAGAGTGGTGCTGTGAATAGTAATATCGCGGTAATTATGGTAATTATTAGTCTTTTCATTGTTGCCGCTCCTTTATAACGCTGATAATTCCGGGCTCGGTTTTGATTCACGGTCTTCTCTTGTGTATGGCACCCCAAGTGAAAAAAGGCGTGCCCCTAATCTTTTAGCCTTCTTTTCTGGGAAAGAACCAAATCTAATACTTTCAGCCATTTCTTTTGCCACTTTTGGGTCATAAAGCGCTTCCCTCATTAGCATGTCAAAATGTCGTTGCGCTTTTTTATATAATGATGATTTAATAATATCAAAAGCCAGGTAATATTTCGGAACTCTACCTGACATAAATGCCCAATATCTAGTAGCTGCCTGCGGAACTGCCATCCCAGTTATATCTTCAAAGCCTTTAAGCGGCATTTCAGTGTGGGCCTTTCCTTTTGGCGCTGGGAGCCGTTCCATCATTGCTTTCATAGCAGACACATCTTCTATGTTTTTTAAGTGTACAGGGCCAAAAAGCTTCTTGAGGGGCTTCCTATTGTTATTAATCGAAGTCAGAATATCTTCAGATGAACCCTGCGTGATATTTTCCCATACCACCCTTTTCAATGAACCGATTGCCTTTCTATCCGTATTTACTAAATCAACTAGGTCTCCCATCAATCTTTCGTCTGTCATTGCGCTTGTTAAAACCTTATCAGCGGCTATAGAGCCTTTCTTGTACCGTGTAAGGATCTTCACCAAAGCGTTGTCTTCTATATATTTTTGCCGCCCTGCTAATTGGGCCTGTCTATCCCAAAGGATATTTTGCGCATCCTCAAGTTTATTAATAGATTTAGATATATGAGGGAATTCTTTTAAAACGTCCTTGTTTTTTGCTTTCCATGCTGTTAATTTCTTGCTATCGATTAAGCCGTCCACCGTCACCTTGCCGACCAGGCTATCCAATGCTGAATCATGTATGGCCTTCATCATAGAAGCATCTTTGCCAAAAACTTCCCTGAACTGCTTTGCCGAAGATTGATTCTTTAGAAACTCGCCCGCTATGCTTTCGTCAGATGTTCTGTAGAACCCAGTGCCATCTTTCCTCCTTATCTTGAATACCGCACCTTGCTCGAACGGTTTTATGAAATTATCAAGATATTCTTTTCTGAACTGTGCATAATTTTTGCCAAGTTGCTCGTCTAATGAATTAACTAAGCCGTCGACATCTTTCTTCAACCTGGTTAGCATTCTTATCTTTGGCCTATCTTTATTAACTGGAGATAGTGCCTTTATCATTTCATCAGTTATTTTCTCTCGAATAGCCTTGATGTCTACAAATGTAGTTGGTTTTGTTTCCCCTGCCTTCGTTGGTGCATAAATAAATCCAGCTACTGTTTTTTTCTTTTTTGGCTTATCAGCTATAATCTTTCTTAATATTTTAGGATAGTCCGATTTGTCCTGGAATCTACTGACAAGTTTATATTTTTTTGTTACTTTCTTGCGCCACTCATTAAATGGGATTGTCAAATCAGCATCATTTATGCCAAGTTCTTCAGCCCTTATAGACATTTTCAAACTAGCATCTGTTCTTGCCCTGTCTACTCCATCCCTAATAAGCTGCCCTGTTTCCATCTTATCAATTTCAGGGACTTTCCCAACAAGCTTTTTTTGGGACTGAATGTTTTTTGAAACAAGGCGGTCTATAGTTTCTCCAACCACCTCCATCCTTTCATTTGCCGAATGCACGACAAGCCCTGGGTTAACATCGGCATCAGGAGCAGCATTATTTGTAAATCGACTAATGGCTTGCTTGTTAGTCCTTCTTTTCGCTATTATTTCCTCTAAAAACTTTCCTTGCGCCTCAGATTCTATAGCCCTTTGCTGTGCCAATAATGCCGGGCTACCAGACGCTTCAGCAGTAGACGGTTCAAGCCCTGGAGCCTTTTTTCTAAGTCGTTCTGATTTTGCAATATTTTTCAGTGATTCTTCAGACATAGCACCACTCATCACTTTATTAATCGCATCTTGCGCGGCTGCTGTTTGCGCTTTGGATGAAAAACGACTTGTTAGTTTTCTCCCAAGCCTAAAAGCTAAAGAAGAAGGCGAGCCTGCGAGTGCTGTTGGCGCAATACCGCCTGCTAACTGGCCGAATGTCTCTGCCGTAGTGTTGTTAGGTGAAATTTCTCTAGCAATGCCAGCACCAGCGCCTGCACCCATGGCAGCGACTGTTTCCCCTATGGTTGCTTTCCCTGGTGTCCTCGCGATAGGGGCAAGGATCTGTTCCTTGATTAAGCCTTTCGCGCCAATGTCAACCGCTGCTTTTGCAGCCCCCGCAGCTTTCAACATCCCCCCTGCCGGCAATGCTGTTGCCCCCAATTCTTCCCCTACACGGTGCGCAACACGCCCTAATGTTGTATCTGGGCCTTCTGAATACATCTCGCCCATTACTGGTTCTGTTTTTTCTACTTGTTTTCTGAGCCATTGCGAACCGCCAACGGGTTTTTCCTCCGCACTAGGGCCGACCTCCAACCCTAATTCAGCCCGGAACTTGGAGGCCTGCTCTAAAATAGCATTAGTAATGTCAACTGGCATTCCTGCCATCTCAGTTAGCCCAAGATTGAACCCGCCTGCAAAACCTTCTCCGTATTTCGTTATTTCAGGGTTCACGTTCACGACTGTTGATTCGTTTTCCCATCGCGATTTCTGTTCAGGCGGAGGCTTAACGCCTACTATTGATTCATCTTCCCATCTCATTTTTTAGTCCTTAAAGTACCTTTGGGATCAATAAATTGCTGACCTGATTTTAGCCCATCAAAGTCTTCATCATTTTTTATTCTAGTCGGAACACCTAGAAGGCCAAGGAAATGTTCGATATCGTTAGCTGATTGAATAGCAGCTTGCCGTTGTTTTGATGGTATCATTCTATTTTGTGCTGTTTTAAGTTCTTTTTCTATTCTGCCTTTGAGGTACTCGTCTATCGCTACAGCCCTATGTTGCATTTGCTTCGGGTTATCAAAAATAGTAGGTGAAATATTGATCTCCTCCCTTATCCTATTTATTTCACCAACTGGGAATCTAGGGTTGATAGATAAAGCTCTTATGAGGTCATTTTGGGCACTTTTTATGTATTGCCTTGCCTCTACTGTCTTTTCAGCTATAGGACCACCTACCATTCCAGACACGGCAGATGCACCTGACTTTAACGCAGACAATGGGCCTGTCCCCAGTGCTGTCATGTCCCATATTGTTCTTCTTGGCTCCCCATTATCTTTTGCTTCCGCAGGTGCAGCTTGATCAGCAACGCTCAACCTGGAAACTGTGTTGTCTGTCAAATCAACCAAGGAAATCTCTTGGGTAACAGGGTCCTGCTGAACCTTTATTCCTCCTGTTACTATTTTTGTTGCTTGCCCCCGTGAAACACCGGGGATTGCTTTCAGTATTGCCTCAATTTTTTGCTTGAATACTGGCTGGCCATCGCCTTCCTCCTCCGCAGCCATTGTTATGTTCACATTTTCCATTAAAGCAGCGTTATAAATAGCGTCAAACTTGTCTCTTTTTTCATCCGCAGACCCTGGTTCGGCCTGGAGATTAGCAAGCGCCATCTTATGTTTTACAACAGCCTTACTTGGACCTTCACTAATATTGCCGTTGTTGTCAGTGAATTTTACGTCATCGCCATCTCGTTCTATCTCAAAATCACCATATTTCTCTTTATATTCAGGCCCGAACTCCGCCTCCATATTTGGATCTGAAATCATCGCAGCCATGACCTTATGTTGCAAAACAAAACTTTTTTGCCGCATATCCATCTCATGCGTTTCACCAGCCCGTTGCTCTCCGGCCACGGCTCTCTGTTCTCCGCGCACATCAAGAGCATTCTGCATGTCCAAGCGGCCCATACGCTTTCTAGCCAACTGGTTGGCTAATGCGTCACCTTGTGGATTCTGGTTCCCCCTGAGAGTTGAAAGGAAATTAGGTGCAGAAGGAACTTGCGGCCTTGCGATATTCAATGGCATGGTATGTCTCCTTATCTATTCAGGCTTATTTGCCTGGTCAGTGCGTTACCCCAGTTAGGTTGATCCGTCAAGTTCCTGCCTTTCATGGAACTTAATATATTCGACGAATACGGCGACGATGGGGACATTGAACCTCCGCTTGACAGCACGTTTGGAGTGCTGCCCATTCCACTGACTATCGCGCCACCAATTGAGCCCAAGCCCTGAACTCCAGCGGAGATAGCCTGCCCTTTTAGGTCAGCCACCCTGAAGCCGCCCATTGCCGCCCCTGCGTAACCTGCTGCTTTCATTCCCGCTTGGTTTTCCTTATACGCTTGGCGTAATGACTCACGGTCGCTCAGGGCGTTCATGCCTTGCGCCGTTGTTATGTCCAGGTTGTCAATGGCGTTCTGGAAATCCTGGTCGGCCAACCCGCCAGCAAACTCAATAAGAGCCTTACTTCTTGCGCCGCCATAGCGTCCCTTTGCAAGCGCGTTCCGGCTAATGGCCTTCTCCCCCTCGTCCATTTGGAACTGATACCCGGGGCTTTCACGATATAGGGAATAATCATCCCCGGTAAGCAACTGGAACTTGCGCTCGAAGGCTTCCAGGCCCCTTTCGACATATGGGTCATAATATTGCGAAATGCCGTCCCCCTCCCCTGTTCCTGTGAAGGTCTGCCACAAGTCGTCAGCCGCCCTCGACATGCGCTTTCTGTAATGCCTGGCAGATCTGCTGCTTCCAGATGCCGCTGACGCCGCGCCCAAAGCGGCTCCTATTGCTTCAAATGGCATTGCTCATACCTCCGTTCTATAATTTAATGTCTAACCGAGTCCTTGTGCTACCGCCGCCGCCGCTGTAGCCGTATGCCCCTATTTCTACGCCGCTAATCCATGCCCCAACAGGCGTGTCGGTCGTGTCGCTCCACACTTGATGGTTCCACAAATCGTACTTATCACCGTCCCCGTCAGAGAACGGATCAGTCCCGGTGTTTATACAAGGAGATCCGCCTTTCAAAGTCCCATCAGAATTAATGCTCGGATCAGCCGCGCTATTATTCCCACCATCCGTGTAATTACTCGCAGCGGGGATATAGGAATAGCTGACATTCGCTGTTCCAAACTCATCCGAATTTCCTGCATCAGAAGTATTTCCATAAACTATGCAGTTCTTAAAAATAACATCGGCATCAGAACAATTAATTCCTCCAAATGACACAGAAGTACTGTTTATTATTGTGCAGTTTGTTACTTCTGGAGAATCTGCATTACCAAACCATCGCATGGCTCCCCCGGAAGAGGCAGCAGAGCAATTAGCAGCTAGAATGAAACTAAGTTTTGGATCGCAACCAGCGTCTCTTCCATATATAGCGCCACCGTAATCAGCTGAACAATTTGTAATTTTACCTCTACAAATAGTTGGGCTAGCACCCTCCATTAAGATTCCGCCGCCATTGGATATAGAATTGCCATCAGTAATAATGAACCCCTCCAGAACAGCGGCGTTAGTTTCCCCATTATGAAAATAAAACCCCCTCGTAGCCCCAGGAGGATCAACAGTAAAGTAATCAGCCTGATACGGCTTAACAGTGAACCCGTTAGGTGCTGCGCCCCAGTCTATGCTCTCGGTGTAGGTGCCTGTGTCTGCTACCCAGACCGTGTCGCCATTAGCAGCTAAGTTAATCCCTGCTTGGAGCGTCTTCTTAGCTGTGGCAGGGCTTTCACCGTTTCCGGAGTCATCTGCCATTGTCGCATCCACATAGTAATCTGTAGCAGCAACAGGAGACGCGATGAATAGCAGCGCAAAGAATATTACTATTAGCTTTTTCATTATTGCCTCCCCCGAATCGTCACGTCAGGCATAGAATCCTTGACCACTCCGATATTCAGCTTTAGCTTGGCATTCACCTTGTCGTGCCTATACCCTTGTGCTAAAGCAGAGACGGAAACCTGTTTAACTAATTCCACCTTTGTATCCTCCCGGACCAACCAGTAATTGCCAAGCGTAGCCTTCGGATGAAGCACAACCTCCAGGTTCCCGCCAACTTCTTTCCAGGCCTCTTTGTGGATAGTTCTCATGCCATTGTAAAATATAACCTTTCCTTTACTCTCGTCGTGCTTGATAATGCACTCCCCGAAACGCCACCAAGCAAGGGAATACCCCTGAAAGCCACCCCGGTAAGTCACATTGGTCCCTTTAATATTGATCGTGTCACCTGCTTTGACGGCAGAGGCCTGTAGGTTAGCCACTGACACAAACGGTGCATCCTTCGCCCCTGTCTGCTTTTCCTTTGGCGGATTCTCAATCAGCGTATTATCTAGCCAGTACTCGGCTGCTTGCGCGTTCCCGCATAAGAAGAATATAGCCAGTATGATCATTAATATCTGCATGCGTTCCCTCATTAAGTTGCTAATTAAAGTTTGCTTCAGGATAAATATAGAAAGAAAAAGGGTTAATGGTTTTCTCATGCCGTCTCCCTATTGACATAACCGGCCATTGTCAAAATATTAGCCGCTGCCCCAAAGGCCCTGACGACTAGGCCATTCTGGAGTGGCAAGCCGTCTACTATTTTCACCATGCCGGTTAATGCCGGAATCTCAATAGTCGCAATATGATCATCCGGGCTCGATACTCCGCCAAATTCTATTGTAAGTTTCCTGGTGCTTGAGTCCGTATTGTTGGCCCACAAGTAGAGCATGTCTTTATCGCTTTCCCCAGCAATAGCCGTATGAATGAGCGTCCCGGGTGTTGCTGTCTGAACGACCTTTATAGGCCTGCCATTGGTGGATTCGCTCAAGAATATCCTTGACCAAGTACTCATCTATTGAACTCCTGCATTACAAGGATGTTGGCACCTACAAAATATCGTTCATCGCCACGGTTGTCTGTATGATAATTGGTATGATCATCGTCTGATCGTCCGCTTAACCCTCCATGGTCTATTTGAGCGCCGCCCCCTCCTGTGTGGTTATGAGAATCGCCACCTGTTACGCCCTCGCTTGATGATGCCTTGCCATTGAGTTGCGTCTGGATTGCCGATGACACACCGTTCAACGTCTGAAATTCAGCATTGCTGATATCGGCGGCGTCAAGCCCTGAATCTTTGAATATTCCTGTCGCAGTGTATGACGCAAGATGGTCTTCCGAGCCAACACCAACAGGAGCCAAGGCATCGTTTGTGGCGCTTATGATATCTACCATTTTACGATGGAAGAACCTGCCAAATACAGGCCCGAACGCCTTAATGAATGATACAGATGCTTGCTTTGGTAAATCCTGAACAGCCATTACCCGCCCCTAGCCTCGTATATAGTCCGCTCAACAGGGCTTGATATAACTGCCCTGAATATACGGCCTTTCCTGCGCGTCATGCCAAGCCTACGCCACACCATACGCTTTTCGTATTCGCCTTTTTCGCCTATCTCCCGATACCCCTTCACGGTCCAAGTCTTGCCGTTATCGTCGCTATATTCCAAACGAGCTGACGGGGTGGACCCAGCGGCAGGTGACACTAAATCATTGGTTAGCCCTACCCCTGGCTGCATATCAAGTTCAAAAAAGCTCCATGGTTGCCGCTGGCCTTTATCCGGAATATGAGGGCTTGTCCATTCTGATATGATTTCATGCCCATTATCGTGATACAAAGATCCGTCCAGTTTCCAGATGATGCCGTTGTCCCGGTCCCCTATTAAATGCTCCCGGTTAAAGTACCCAAGATACTGGTTAATTCTGTGAGCCGCCTGATCCGGGTAGCTGGTCCATCGATACCAGACGCTTGATTCTAATTTAGCACTTGCGGAAATGTCATAGATGAAAGTCTTGTTGCCAGTCGGAAAAGTGATCACGTACCACCATGAGCCGTACCAGTTTATAGTAAAACCCTTAGCATCCGAAACGGTAGACATATCGGCTATTTCCTGCTCTATTTTCTCCGTGCTTATCTGCTTTGTGGCATACCCGATGCTCCGCCGTATCCTGTCCATGTTGTCCAAGAAAAATATGCTTGTATCTCCAACCGCCAAACTATCCGCTGCTCCAAGGCCGATACTATGATCAACCGCCTGAACTTTCTTAAACGGGAATGCCGCCGTGCCATCATGAATGTAAAGCTCAATACTATCGGTCCCGAACTCCCATAATTCACCATCAAGGGATTCTGAACCAACTAGATTGTCAGGCTGACGATTGGCCTCTTCATAGTCTAGCGGGTCCCATGCCGTGTAGTCTCCCGCCGTACATACATAAAAGTCCGCCGTGTCTTCACTGACAACAAGTGCATAAGTGTCCTGCGCCGTAATAGATTGAATGGCCGGCAAGTCAGTGTCAGATATAATCGTCAGTGTTTCCGCTGATATATCATATACATAGGCGTTCACACCATAGATTGCTACCATTATCTGCGTGCCGTTGCAGATCATCTTGGCCCGGCCTGAAAGAGTAGAAACGCTACCTATCAGGCTATAGGTTACCTTGTTTGTTGTTTTATAAAAGCCACTGCCGATGAGGACATAGAGTATCCCGGCCTGAATAAAACCGGCTCTGACAGGCTGCGGATGGGTGGAGCTCAAGTCCAGCCATGGAGAAGGTACGGCAGGCGTACATTTCAGACATGGGCCTCCGCGCGGGCCTTCATGAAGATAATACAGGTTACGCGGTAGCGCTACCTGGTTGCCTGGTATGATGAGAGGGATGTCCATTTTTTCGCCTTATTCAAGGAGCAATGACCCGCCTTCTTCAACCATAAGTGAGTCTTCTTCTCCAACGCCTACCTGGCATGACGATCCGCCACTGGATGCAATCTCGATAATAGCTGGCTGGACCTTTCTGGCAGCGTTAAGAGACACAAGCCTTTGGCTACTTCGCTCCGCCTTGATGATCATAAATTGGCTTGGTGATTGCCCGTAATTCATGGCTAATTCAACTGCCAACAGCCATTTGAATGGAGAATGATAGTTCCTTGCAAGCCCTACGTCATTAAGCAAA